GCTGCCGTGATCGCTCAGGCCATTGAGGACGCATCAAGCAAGCACAGCAGCGGCTCAGAGGCTCAGTCTGCCGTCGCGTGGTTGTTTGATGAGGACACCAACTTTGCAGGTTATGCCGCCCTGATTGGTGCTGACCCGCAGGCTATGCGCAAGGCCTTGCTGGAGCCCCATAGGAATTCTGACGTTGACCCAAAGCACAGCCGGTTCGATGAAGGAAGGCGTCGCGTTTTCAGAATTAATCACATGGCCTATCTCGAAAGGCGGCAGTTGGAGAGAGAGGCACAAGAGCAGATGGGGGCCGCGACAGATGCGGCGATAACCCAATCGAAACCCAGTCGAAAGCGAATCGGTTATAAAAATACTTTGTAGAACCTGTTGACATTCGTTGTGCCGGGCGTATACTCCGCTCCGTTGTCGTAGTGGTCAACAGATGAAGCCGTTTACTCATGCCTCGTCCCCGTCAGGGGAACCACTACCGGGGCAGCAGTAAACGGCTTTTTTGTTTTCTGCGGCAGCCGCACATCATGCGGTACGTCGGTGGTGATGAATGCGAAACCCCGTGACACGAGCAAGCCAGAGCGGGGGCGGTGGGCGAATCCCAGAGCCGGGCGGTTGAAAGAAGTCTGGGATGCTGTCGAGGAATGGCTCCATACGGCAGGAAAGCGAGTCTGTACTTTTGTACGGTATGGGCTTGCTATGCTCAGAATCTCACCACCGGCAGTCGAAAGGGGATAAAATGCATGGGCAGGCGAAGCTCTGAAAGTGCATGCGCGAGTAGGGTAGTAGTCTGCGCCAAGACGCATGGGGATTGGCAAGCCGCGAGACGTGGCGGCGACCAACGGGCACATCGCCCGAGTTCAGTCCCCAGCCGTGTTGATAGCGAATCAATAGCGAACCGAAAGCGAAGAGAAACCGAATCGGTTTCGACCGGTGAACCGCCGGGAAACATCAAACCCAGGAGATGGACATGGTGAAAAGGATTCTTGCCGCTTTCGGCATTGCGATGATCACGACCGGTGCATGGGCTCAATGCTCGAGCCACACAATCTTCAGCGGCAACCGCATCGTGACATGCACAACGTGCTGCTACGGCCCCAACTGCACGACCAACTGCTTCTGATCATGCCGCGCAAGCCCTCAGAAGCCCCTCAGAGCGCCGCAAAGCCCAAGGGTAAGGGTAAGGTAGCCACGAGCCCGGAAAACGCCCAGAAGCCCGCAAAAAACAAAGTGGGCGCTCCATCCACATTCCAACAACACATCGCCGATGTGATCTGTATACGGATAGCGGAAGGGGAGAGCTTGAGGGAGATCATCAAGACGCCAGGGATGCCAGACAGGTCGACGGTTTACGATTGGCTTTTGCGCCACCCCGAGTTCGCCGACCAATACGCCCGCGCCCGCGATGAGCAGGCTGACACCCTGGCCGACGAGATCATCGCCATTGCCGACGAGCAGCCCGAGATCGTAGTGGTCACTGACAAGAAGACCGGGGCCGTGATCGAGCACAAGCTGGACGGTGCTTTCCTGCAATGGCAGAAGAACCGGATCGACGCCAGGAAGTGGACGGCCATGAAGCTCAAGCCCAAGAAGTACGGGGAGCGGGTGGCCCTGGCTGGGGACGCTGAGAGCCCCATCAAGATTGAGGCGGAGGTGCAGGCCGAGGCCCTGCTGACCGCGATGCTCAACAACGTCGAGTTGAAGAAGCAGGTCGATGACTGACGTGGCCGAGATCCTCGCCGACCCGGAGGTCCAGGCGAGTCTCAAGGCGGCTAGGCCGGAGTTCAAGCTGGCCTGGGCATGGCGGATGTCATGGTTCCAGGCCCAGCACAAGCATCAGGTGCTGCCTCATGGGGACTGGTGGTCGATCTGGCTGATGCTCGCTGGCCGCGGTGCTGGCAAGACCCGGACGGCCGCGGAGCAGATCGGCTGGTGGGCCTGGGAGATGCCCGGCACCCGCTGGCTGGTGGCGGCTCCTACCTCGAGCGATGTCCGGTCGACGTGCTTTGAGGGCGACTCCGGCTTGATGACCGTGATCCCCTCTGCCTTAGTGGCCGACTACAACAAGGCTCTCCACGAGCTGAAGCTGATCAACGGCTCGCTCATCAAGGGCATCCCGGCGTCCGAGCCTGAGCGGTTCCGCGGGCCGCAGTTCCACGGGGCTTGGTGCGACGAGCTTGCCGCCTGGGACTATCTCCAGGAAGCCTGGGATCAGATCCAGTTTGGCGTCCGCCTGGGCCAGCGCACCCGGATCATCTGCACCACCACGCCCAAGCCCAAGGACTTGATAGTCGAGCTGGTGGGCCGCGAGGGCGATGACGTTGTCCTGACCACCGCATCGACCTACGCCAACCTTGCGAACCTGTCGGACAACTTCAGGAAGCAGATCCTTCAATATGAGGGGACGACGCTCGGCCGCCAGGAAATCTACGCCGAGATCATCGACCCCGAGGAGGGCGGCATCGTCAGCCGGGACATGTTCAAGCTCTGGCCGGCCGGCAAGGCTTTCCCCAGGTTTGAGTACATCATCCAGTCCTACGATGTGGCCACGTCCGAGAAGGCGCAGAACGACCCGACGGCCTGCATCACGTTCGGCGTGTTCAAGCCCCTGGACGGCCCGATGAGCGCGATGGTGATCGACTGCTGGCAGGAGCGCATGCAGTACCCGGACCTGCGGCCCAAGGTCATCGAGGAGTACGAGACGATCTTCGGCGAGGGCAAGGATCGCAAGCGGGTGGATCTGCTGCTGATCGAGGACAAGAGCGCCGGCATCAGCCTGATCCAAGACCTCCAGCGGGCGCACCTGCCCGTGCGGGCCTACAACCCTGGCCGGGCCGACAAGATGCAGCGGTTGAACATCGTCTCGAACATCATCTCCCGTGGCCGGGTCTGGATACCGGAGTCGGACGCCAGGAAGGGCTACGTCAAGGACTGGGCCGAGGGGTTCGTCAGCCAGATCTGCTCGTTCCCCGAGACTACCCACGACGACTTCGTGGACGCCTGCACCCAGGCCCTGCGGTATCTGCGGGATGCCGGCTGGCTCGAGATCGACCCTCCGCCTCGGGATGACTGGGACGACGAGGACTACGCTGACACCGGCAGGCAGCGCAGGGTTAACCCTTATGCAGTCTAAAGATATGAACAAGGCCTGGACGATCACGCCAAACGCGGTCAGTTGTGCAAAGTCAACGGCGTGTCAGAACCGGCTCGAGCTTCTGGTTGATCCGGGCATGCGGTCGGAGTCCATGGCGAAGTGGGCGCACGCTGCGGTTGATCAGTGGCTGGCCTCGAGGGTGGACTTGACAAGCCCCGGCGTTTATGATGTCGGCACTGTGAAGGGGTCTGGACATGGCTAAAACCGGGGCGATTGCGAAACTGACGGCGATGGCCAAGGAGCGCCAGTATGCTGGTGGCGGCATTGCCAAGCTGGCCCAGTCTGGTGCTATGGACAAGTTGGCCAAGCTTCTCAAAGGCACGCAGAAAACCCTGCCGGCAGCAGAGCGCAAGGCCAACCTTGACAAGATGCTTGAAGGCAGCGCGGTCAAAGATCGGTTGTATCACGGCACTGGCGATGACATAACCGAATTTCGACCGTCAAGAATTGGGGCAATGGGGCCGGGCACATATTTGACCAAAAGGCCAGAAGTTGCATCCGGATATTCAGATGTGACAACAAGGCGTGGAAGCGCCAATCAACCAAACGTTCTTCCTGTTTACGCTCAAATAAAAAAACCGTTTAATATAAGCAACGTCAACAAATCCAGCGAAGAGTTTTTCAAGCATTTTGATCCTAGTGGCAAGTTGACAGATGATGAGGTCATTGAGCTTGTCAAGAAGGCTGGTTACGATGCGATCCATGCGCTTGAGGACGGTGAGATCAATGTGCTTGATCCCCGCAAGATCAAATCTGCCATCGGCAACCGCGGCACCTACGACACCAACAAGCCCGAACTGAACGAGGCCAAGGGTGGCGAAGTCCGCATGAAGAAGGGCGGCGAGCCGGTTGATCCGCGCTTCCGGACTGCTGGTGGTGACCCGCTTGATCAGTTCGTCCCCCCGCGCTACCGCAGTGCTGGCCGCCGCCCGGAGTCGCAGCAAGACCGCGAGGCATCGGCCAACATCCCGGTGGCGGTCGCCCGTGGTCTGGTGTCCGGCACTTTGGGTTTGCCGGCAGACTTACTGAACCTGCCCGGTGCTATTTATTCCGGTGTCACCGGCAAAGAATCCTACGAGTTGCCGTTCGGTTCCGAATACATTGAGAAGCGCCTGCCCTTCCGCGGCGCGAGCCAGACACCGGTAGGTGAGTTGTTCACCGGGGCTGGCCAGTTGGCTGGAGGGGCATACACCGGGCCGCTGTCTGGTGCCAGGGCCGCTATGGCTGTGCCCAGGGCCGCAGTGAGGGCTGGCAGGGACTTCGTCCAGGCAGCGGGGCAGCCTGCTGTCAACGTGATCAAGCCTCCTGGCGGCAACTGGCTGTCGGGCAGCGTGGAGAGGGCGATGGAGCCTTTAAAACGCTACGATTTGCCAGATTTGTTTCCAGAGCTTGGCTCTCCGCCGCCCAATTCTGTTGCCAACAAAGCTCTCAATCAATGGATCGACCGCAACCTTGCCAACTACGTCAAGAAGCAGATGGCGACACCGGACGATCCGGTGCGTAAGCTGGCAGAGGAGGGGGTTGTTCACATCCCAAGCGAACAAGTTGGCATTAATCGTTATCGTGCGCCAGAAGTTCGCAGGCATTACGGCACTGAGCAATTAGGTAAATCGGAGGCCGCCCGCGCATGGGAAGACTCCTCTGATGTTGCTTTCAGCGGAATAAAAATCAAAGACCTTCCCGATGATTTCCGCGAGCCTTGGATGGCAAATGCTGACCCGAACACTATGGTTTACAGCCCAATCCAAAGAAACCGCACAGGACTTGGTGAGGGGCTTGGCTTCGACCACATCGTTGACGTTCTCAAGCAAGACCTCGACGCTGGCCGCATTCGCCCGGAGCAGTTGAACAAGGTCAGCATGGAGCAGGCAGTACGCCGCACCGCCGAGTTCGACCAAGAGATGGCCAAGCGGATGCGCGAGGCGCAGATCAAGGCCACCGAGGGCATGCCTGTCTATAAGGAGTACCCAGAGGGGTATCGGTGGATTGAGTTGAAAGCACCCGAGGTAACTGAAGACATTCTTTCAAAGCTTACGCCAAGCGAGCGTGGGTATTACGACCGCTACTTGCAAAGTGGCGACTCTCCAATGGAGGCGCTTCGTGGTGCCGCTGGGGATCAAAATCCTGCATACAAAGCACTTGAAAGCGCCCTCAAATACGAAGGCGAGACGATGGGCCACTGCGTTGGCGGCTACTGCCCTGATGTGGCACAAGGCCGCAGCCGCATCTACAGCCTGCGTGATGCCAAGGGTGAGCCTCATGTGACGGTAGAGGTTGAGCCTCGTTCGCTTGACACTAAGGATTGGTTTTTTGAACAGCCCAATGAAATTGTTGATGAGATTCGTTCGATGGTTGGCAATAGCCCAACCCCGGCTCAAATGGCAGATGTCATCAAGAGCCACCCAAAGTACATAGAAGATTCTGCAAAAGTTTCTCCGGCAATCGTCCAGATCAAAGGCAAGCAGAACCGCGCCCCCAACGAGCAGTACCTTCCCTTCGTGCAAGACTTCGTGCGTAGCGGGCAGTGGTCAGGTGTTGGTGACTTTAAGAACACCGGGCTGTACCGCAAGGGCGACTTCATCGACGAGTTCACGCCCGAACAGTTGGACGCTGTTGGCAAGGGCGAGTACCTCACGATGGATGAGATCAAGACGCTGCGAGAGGGAAAGACTTGGAAGCCGATTGATACCGACCCGGATCTGGACATCAACCTCAATGATCTGGGCATGAAGGCTGGCGGCGAGGTCAAGATGGCTGCTGGTGGCATTGCCAAGCTCAAGGCTTTGCTGCGAGCCCCGGCGAAATCCAAAGAAGAGATTGAAGAGGTAGCTCGGCGTGTCTCCCCGCAGGTAACTGGCGAGTTTGTTCGTGGATCAAAGGGCACTGCATCTGTTGCCGAGAAAACTCAAAAGCAGTTTGCCCGCGAGAAGGATCTTCCCGTTGAGTTCACTGATGTCAAGAAGGTGGCGCCAAAGAAGATCATCAGCCCGCAAGAGTTAAAGGGCACGGTTGTCACCGGCATTCCTGGCGATCCAACCGTCACCGGCAAATCCTTGGTCAAGGTTGGTGAGACCAAGCTTGAGCTTCCATCTCCGCAGCATGGTGGCCCTCTTTACGGAATGGGCCGCAATGACGACATCTTCTGGGCCTCTGGCATTGGCCCGGCAGGGGGCGTGCAGCGCGTGGCCAAGGAGGCATCGCAAGCCTACGATGCACCAGTGGTCGGGCAGTACATCATGATGGGGCCAGACTCCATTAATTACGCCCAGCACTTTGCCGATGCCAATCTTCAGGCGATTGATCTGTCCAAGATGAGCAAGAGCCAGATTGAAGAGTTCAATAAGCTGATTCGTTTTGGCGATGACAAGTCTGGCCCGCGGCCTGGGTTCCCTGGAATTGAGGACAAGATCGACTCTTACTTGCACTTCTCAATGGATCCGCATCTGCGTCGTCATTTCAACAAGCTGATGCAAATGCCAACGGTGACGGAGAAGTTCAATCTGCCAAGCGGGCAGGATATTCGGTACGCGATCACTGAGGCGCCATTACGCAACATGGAGACCGGCGTGACGGGGTATTCAATGGGCGAGCTTGCCCCCGATGTGACCAAATCAATGTTGCCTTTGTCCGCTCATCCGACATACAGTCACGACATCCCAGGAAGATTTATCGGCGGCCTGAAATACCCAACGCCGTATGAGATGACTTTTCCGGACACCCTGATGTCTGTTCGGGCAAATCCCAAGCAGGCAGGGCAAGAGTTTGGTTCTTTGAAGATGGTCGGCCCGCGTCAAATTTACGATCAGCAGATGATCGATGAACTGATGATGTATGAAGAGGCCATGAAAAAATACACCGGCAAGAAAAAGGGCGGCAAAGTCGGCCCTCTGTCCGCAGTTGAAAAGGTTTGACCTATGGCTACAGAATTCCCCATCGATCCCGAGTTTGGCCGCTTCATTGGAGGCGAGCCCCAGGATCAAGACGACGAGCAGGGCGTCATCGTTGACATGCCGATGGACGACGCAGAGATTGAGGAGCTTCCAGACGGCTCGGCCATCGTCCGCATGGACAGCAAGGGGCCGATGGAGGACGAGGACTTCTACGCCAACCTCGCTGACAACGACATCATCAGCTCATACGACCTCGACAAGATGGCCCTGCGGTACATCGAACTGGTCGAAAAGGACAAAGAGGCCCGCAAGCAGCGCGACAAGCAGTACGAAGAGGGCATCAAGCGCACCGGCATGGGCAATGATGCGCCTGGGGGAGCCAACTTCCAGGGCGCATCGAAGGTCGTCCACCCCGTGATGGCCGAGGCGTGCATTGATTTCGCCGCCAGGGCTATCAAGGAGATGTTCCCACCGGACGGCCCGACCAAGACCAAGATCCTGGGCGACGTTACGGAGGAGAAAAGCTCGTCTGCCGAGCGCAAGCGCGACTACATGAACTGGCAGTTGACCGAGCAGATTGAGGAATTCCGCGACGAGCAGGAGCAATTGCTCACCCAACTGCCTCTCGGTGGCTCGCAGTACCTCAAACTCTGGTACGACGAGAAGAAAAAGCGCCCCTGTGCGCAGTTTTTGCCCATCGACAACGTGCTTTTGCCCTTCGCATCGGCCAACTTCTACACCGCCCAACGGTTTACTGAGGTCGACGACATCTCCGAGTGGGAATTCAAGCGCCGGATCGAGTCGGGACTGTACAGAGACACCGCTCTGACCCGCGCAACGATGGACCCGGAGCCTACCGCGTCCCAAAAGGCCAACAACAAGATCGAAGGCAAGTCCCCGAACGAGAACGAGGACGGTCTGCGTCGGGTTTACCACGTCTACACATGGCTGGAACTCGAGGACGACCCGATCACCAAGGGCGAAATGGCCCCGTACATCCTGATGATCGACGATCTGTCGACCGAGGTCATCGGTTTGTACCGGAACTGGGAGGAAGGCGACGACACGATGGCCAAATTGGACTGGGTCATCGAGTTCAAGTTCATTCCCTGGCGTGGCGCCTACGCTGTTGGTCTGCCGCAGCTCATCGGAGGCCTCTCCGCGGCCCTTACGGGCTCTCTGCGGGCGTTGCTGGACTCTGCCCACATCAACAACGCTGCGACGCTCCTGAAGCTCAAGGGCGGCAAGATCTCCGGGCAGTCCCAAGAGATCGAAGTCACCCAGGTTGTGGAGATCGAGGGCGCCCCAGGCGTGGACGATGTGCGCAAGCTGGCCATGCCGATGCCATTTAATCCGCCTTCGCCGGTCCTGTACCAACTTTTGGGCTGGCTGACCAACGCGGCCAAGGGCGTGGTGACCACGGCCGAGGAAAAGATCGCCGATGTCGGGCAAAACACCCCTGTCGGCACCACCCAGGCGCTGATCGAGCAGGGTGCGGCTGTTTTCTCGGCCATTCACGCCAGATTGCACGAGTCTCAGGGCCGCGTGCTCAAGGTTTTGAGCCGCATCAACCGCTGGTATCTGGACGACATGCAGCGCGGCGAGGTCGTCGAGGATCTGGACATCAAGCGCGAGGATTTCATGCGGATCACCGACGTGATCCCGGTGTCCGACCCGCACATCTTCAGCGAAACCCAGCGGATGGCCCAGACCCAGGCGGTTATGGCCATCATGGAGAAAAATCCCGACATTTTTAACAAGAGGGCGGTGATACAGCGATTCCTCAAGCAGATCAAGGTGCCCGGCATCAACGAATTGATGACCGACGTGCCCGCTCCGGTCAAGCAGGACGCTGCCAACGAGAACGTGGCCCTGGCCATCGGGCAGGCAGCCTTCGCCTACCCCGAGCAGGACCACCTGGGCCACATCCAGACCCACCTGGACTTTGCCAAGAGCCCGATCTTTGGCTCCAACCCGATGATTGCACCGGTGTACCTGCCCAAGGCGGTGGAGCACATCAAGCAGCACATTGTGCTGTGGTACCTCAACCGCATGAACGGCTACGTCCAGAAGGCCGCGGGCGACAAGCTGCCCGAGTACGAATTGCACAACGACCCAAAGGTCATCGACCGCATGTTCGGCGCCGCATCGCAGCACGTCGAGATGGATGCGGAGCAGACCCTCCAGGGGATCTTGCCGGTCGTCCAGCAACTCATGCAAGGGTTGCAGCAGTTCAAGCAGCAGCCCCAACTGCCGCCCGAGGCCAAGGTTTTGCTGGACACCAGCATGGCCGAGACTCAGCGCCGGCAGGCCCGCGATCAGGCCGAGATGCAACTCAAGGACAAGGAGTTGGCGGCCAGGATCCAGATGGACATGCAAGAACTCCAGCAGAAGCAAGAGCGCGAGATGGAGGCCATGCAACTGAAGCTAGCCATTGCCCAAGGCGACAACGAGATGAAAGAACGCATCGAATCAGCCCGCCTCACGCGAGATGCGGCCAAGCTCAATTTCGAGCAGGTCAAGGCTGTTCAACCCCAAGGAGGCCAATATGGCTACGAGTGACCAAGAGCAGAAGAGCATCAACGTGCCCCAGCACAAGCGTATCGCAATGGGCGAGAAGCTTGACGGCTCGAGCATGCAACCCAAGGGCCAGTCTGGCTCTAAACCACAAGGAGGTCTGCAACAAGCGAAGAAAAAATGAAAACCATCGGCGACCTGATTGGTGGCGTCAAGTCTAGGCAGGCTGAAATAGCCGCGTCCCTCGCTGCTGGTAATGCAGCGAACTGGGAGACTTACCACCGCATGGTCGGACATTACGCGGGCTTACAGGAAGCCCTTGATATCCTGAACAACCTGATGAGGGAAGATGATGAACATGAGTGAACCGGTAGCTTTTGACGAAGCTGAGTTGGCTTGGGCTTTTCCGAGCGTAGACCCCGGTGCTAAACCTCTTGGCGGACGCATTCTTGTGCAATTGCGCCGCACCAAAAAGAAGGCAACAAGCGCAGGGATTATTTTGGTTGAAGAAACCAAAGAAACCGAGAAGTGGCAGAACATGGTGGCCAAGGTCGTCGAGATCGGTCCGCTGGCATTCAAGCATCGAGACACGATGCAGGCATGGCCAGAGGGGTCTTGGTGCTCTGTAGGCGACTACATCCGCGTCCCCAAGTGGGGCGGTGATCGCTGGGAAGTAAAAGTCCCCGGCGATGACGATTTTGAAGATCCGGCACTGTTCATGGTTCTGAATGATCACGAGGTGATTGCAAAGCTCACTGGTGATCCACTTGCGATGAGGGCCTTCCTGTGACTACAGACAAGACGCAAAACGAAGAGATTTCCGTCGTTGAGGAAAAGGACGGCTCGGCCGTCGTTCAGCTTCCGGCTGATCTCCAGAATCCTGAGAGCGACGATCAGGATCAAGACGCCGGCCCCACCTCCCGGTCGGACGCCAATGATGACGGCGGGGACGAAGATCACCCCGACGACACTGACGCCATCCGCGAGGCAAGGCGCAACCGTCGCCGGGCCAAGAAGGACTACATCAAGCGCACCAACGAGGAGAAGGACGCCAAGCTGCAACTGCTTGAGCGCCAGAACCGGGAGTTGATGGAGCGCCTGTCCGTTGTGGAGCGAAAGACCCACGGCGCGGACTTGGCCCGCTTTGAGAAGGCCATCGAGGACGAGCAGTACCGATTCCAGTACGCGCAGCGCAAGATGCAGGAGGCCACCGATAACTCGGACGGCGCTGCATTCACCAAGGCGCAGGAGATGTGGTACGACAGTCGCCGCAAACTTGAGGCGATGCAGAACTACAAGGAACGCGCAGCCCGAGCCGACACGCAGGAAACTGCCCCGGCAAACCCCAAGTTGGTCAGGCTGGCCAATGATTGGATGGAGCGCAATTCTTGGTACAGCCCGGATTCCGGCGACGAGGACACGGCAATTGCCAAGGTCATCGATCAGCGGCTGGTTTCAGAGGGTTGGGATCCTGCAACAAAAGATTATTGGGATGAGCTTGACAACCGCTTGCAAAAGCGATTGCCACACCGTTATACTCGATCACAAGACGAAAGTCCGTCCAGAAGGAGCCCTCGTAGCTTTGTGACTGGGTCGAGTCGTGAGTCAGCCGGACGCGGAAGCGGCAACGAATTTGTTTTGGAACCTGAACAGGTCCGAGCAATGAAGGAAGCCGGTTTCTGGGATGATCCCCAGAAGCGCAGCCGGATGATCAAACGATACGCCCAAGACGCACGAAACAAGAGGAGCTAAACATTATGGATACCCGTCTCAAAAAAACTCTCAACGCTGGTGGCCGCGAGAATCGATCTTCACAAGATCAGACCCGAGCCGCCCCCGAAGAGAAGTTCATGTCAGCGCAGGAACGTCGAAAGATGTGGAGCGATGAGTGGACACAAAGTGCGCTGCCAAAAGTTCCGGAAATTCCGGGCTGGCACCTTTGCTGGTTATCGACCACCAATGGATACGACAGCATTGATAAGCGGATGCGACTTGGCTATATACCTGTTAGCGCAGATGAATTGCCAAACTTCGAGAATTACCGCGTAAAGGCTGGCGAAGACATCGGTTTTATCGCATGCAACGAGATGCGCCTGTACAAACTTCCGATGGATGTTTATCAGGATGTCATGCTGCAAATGCACCATGAGGCTCCTCAAGAGGAGGCGGACAAGATCCGCGTCCAGGCTGAGAATCTTCAGGGCGCACGCGATAGCTCAGGGAAATCCTTGGGTGCGGTTGAGGGCGAGGGTTTTGGCAACATCGACCGAACTGTGAAAACCCCTGTATTTCAGGGATAACCAAGGAGTAAGACTATGTCTGCTGTAAATGCTCCGTTCGGCTTGCGTCCTGCGTTCCATCCCTCCGGCTTGGATCGCGCTCAGGCGCTGGCTAACGGTATTGCGTCGGCTTACAACACCGACATTTTGAAGGGCCAACCGGTCAAGCTCAACTCGAGCGGTGTTCTGGTTGTTGCGGCTGCTGGCGACGCCTTCCAAGGCGCTTTTGCTGGCGTCGAATTCACCGACACCACTGGTCGTCGTCGCGTCTCGAACTACTGGCCTGCCAACACGGCATACCAAACCGGTTCGTGCGTGGCATATTTCTACAACGATCCCAACATCGTTTATGAAATCCAGGCTGCTGGCTCGCTGGCCCAAACCTCTGTCGGCGACATGGCCGATCTGAGCAACACCACCGCTGGCTCCAACGTGACCGGTCTGTCGCAATGCACTCTGTCCACCACCCTGGCGGGCGCAGGCAACAGCGCACAGATGCTGATCCGTGATCTGGCTCCGTACCCCGACAATGATTGGGGCGATGCGTTCACGATTGTTCGCGTAACCATCAACGAGTCGCAGTTCAATGCGTCCGTTAACGCCATCTAAGGAGAGTGAATCATGGCCGCTCCGATGCGCAGTACCGACTTTCGGTCAATTGTTGAACCTATCCTGAACGAGTGCTTTGATGGTGTATACGATCAACGCACTGACGAGTGGAGCCGCGTGTTCCGCGAGCAGGAAGGCATCCCCCGCAACTACCACGAAGAGCCCGTCCTGTACGGCTTTGGCGCTGCCCCGCAGTTGCCTGACGGCACCCCCGTCAGCTACCAGCAGGGTGGTGTGCTGTTCCTCAAGCGATACGTTTACAACGTGTATGGTCTGGCCTTCGCGCTGACCAAGGTGCTTGTCGAGGACGGCGACCATATCCGTATCGGTCAGGTGTACGCTCGTCACCTCGCCCAGTCGCTGATCGAGACCAAAGAGACGCTGTCGGCCAACGTGCTGAACCGCGCCTTCAATGCCTCGTATCCTGGCGGTGACGGCGTGGCCCTGAACAGTGCTTCGCACCCCATCGTCAACGGCACCTTCAGCAACCTGCTGACCACTGCCGCCAACCTGTCTCAGACCTCGCTCGAGCAGATGTTGATCCAGATCCGTCAGGCTGTGGACAACAACGGCAAGAAGATCCGTCTGGTGCCCCGCCAAATCGTGGTGGCTCCTGGCAACGTCTTCCAGGCCGAGGTGCTGCTGAAGTCTGTGCTGCGTTCTGGCAACGCCAACAACGACATCAACCCCATCAAGTCTATCGGCTTGCTGGACGAGGGTGCCGCTGTCCTGTCGCGTCTGACCAACCCGAGCGCATGGTGGGTGCAGACTGACGCTCCAGAGGGCATGAAGCTCATGATGCGTCGTCGCCTCGAGAAGACGATGGAAGGTGACTTTGAGACTGACTCGATGCGCTACAAGGCCACCGAGCGTTACGATGTCGGCTTCACCGATCCTCGTGCGATGTACGGCACCCCCGGCGTCTAAACATGAGATGGGGGGCTTCGGCCTCCCTCTCTACAGGAGAACCAAATGTCAAATCTGCTCGTAACTCGTTTCCCCAACGGGGTAACCAACGTGGGAGAAGATTCGCCGTTTGCTGATCTGGCAATGCCAGCGCCAACTCTGTTTCACACTTACTTTGAAGATTTCGACTATTACACAGCCGCAAATTGGACAGTAACTGAAACGCAGGCGGGCGCTACTCAGGCGTTGACGGACGGTGATGGCGGTCTACTTTTGCTCACCAACACAGCAGCGGACGACGATCTTGTGTCCTTGCAGAAGGTTGGCGAATCCTTTCGCTTTGCTTCCGGCAAGAAACTGTTCTTTGAAGCTCGCTTCAAAATCAGTGACGCAACCCAATCGGATTTCGTCATCGGTCTGCAAATCACTGACACCACTCCGCTGGATGTCTCTGATGGCGTGTTTTTCATCAAGGCCGACGGCTCTACATCTGTGAGCTTGGTGGTCGAGAAGAACAACACCGCCACCACGACTACGTCTGTGGCTACCGTGGCAAATGACACTTTCATTCGCCTTGGTTTTTACTACGACGGTGCATCAGTGATTGAGTATTCCGTAAATGGCGTGACCCTAGGAACTTCGGTAACCACCAATTTGGTTGATGACGAAGACTTGACGCCGACTTTTGCGATCCAAAATGGTGAGGCCGTGGCCAAAACCATGACGGTCGATTACATCTTCGTTGCGAAGGAGCGGTAATCATGGGTCAATTCAAGCCAATGGTCAAAATGATGACCACTGAGCCTTCGGTTGAACTGAAGCTCAAAAAAGGCGGCAAGGTAGAGAAGAAGATGCAGATGGGCGGCATGCCCGCTGCAACTCCTGCGATGCCTGCTCGCGGCGGAATGATGCCTGCCCGCACGCCAATGAAGCCCTCTATGGCCGCTCGTCGTCGTGCGATGATGGCCATGCCTGCTGGCGCTGCTCCTGCGGCTCCGGTCGGTATGGCTGGTCGCATGATGAAGGAGGGCGGCGAGTCCAAGTCCACGCACAAAGCCGAGATGAAGGCCATCAAGGGCCTGAAGTCCGAGATGCAGTCCCACAAGGACAAACCTGCGTCGAAGGCCCATAAAGGCCTGAAGACCGGCGGCATGGCTTGCGCTACGGGCGGTGTAGTCATGGGCCAGGGCGGCTACAAGAAGGGCGGCATGGTGAAGATGGCTGGCGTTCCAAAGAGCGGCATCATCAACACCGAAAACCAGGGCGGCGCTTACCGTGACACCATGATGCACACAGCCAAGACCGATAACTCGCCGGCCAAAACCGGTGAAGTGAAATTGGGCAATGGCGGTGGGTATGCTTCTGGCGGTATGGCTTGCGCTACTGGTGGCGTGGCGAAGGCAAACGGCGGCGGCTACCGCAAAGGTGGTGCCGCAAAAAAAGCCTACGCTACGGGGGGGCTTGTTGACACCGGCCGTCCCGTAGCGATGCCCCAGGGTCGCAAGACCCCATCGACTCCCGTGAGCATCAACCAGCTTTCTGGAACCTTCAAGAAAGGCGGCAGTGTCACTGCTGCTGAAGGCCGCTTGCAGAAGAACTTCAAGAGCGAGAACGCTACGGCCATGAAACAGGCCAAGGCGTACTCCAACGAGGTTTACAGCAAGTACGGCAAGAAGATGAACGAGGGCGGCAAGGTTGATTTGTCCAAGGGTGCTTACGACGCAGCAATTGGTCCGAGCAAGGAAGAGATGGACATGGCAAAAACCATCCGTTCGATTCCTCGCAGACTGTTCCGGGGTGCCAAAAGCATGCTGGGCATATCGGACGATAAGGCTCCTGGCAGCGTCACCAAGACGGAGAAATCTGTCACGGTAGAGCCGGCCAAGAAGCGCGGCGGTTTGGCAACGTGCTGAAACAAGGTGGGGGCTTCGGCCCCCGCTTTCCTTGAGGATTGAAAAATGGGAACATATTCTTCCGCGACCCGTCAGGGCGCGTATGAGCCGTTTGAGTTGCAAGTGGCGCGAGGCCAAGTTGATGGCCACAAAACCTTGTTCCAATTTGGCATCAATGGTGATGTTGGTACATCTGTTGAAACAGTTTGGGCGCAAGGCGGAACATATGCGTATCCTGCTGCCGCAACTGTTATGAAAATTTCTAGTTCCAGCGCGGATGACGCGGCTGCTGGAACTGGCGCAAGAACAATTTCAATTTCTGGTCTTGACGCTAACTACAACGAAATTAGCGAAACAGTAATTCTTAACGGTCAGACTGAAGTCAACACTGTTAATAGTTACTTGCGAATTTCTCGTATGTTTGTTGTTACCGCTGGCTCTGGTGCAACTGCTGTAGGCACTATCTACGCAGGAACGGGTACTGTTACCTCTGGTGTGCCTGCAAACATCTTCGGCATGGTTGCTATTGGTGCGA